ATGGCTACACTTGTATTCCGCGTAAGCGCACAATATGATGAAGTTATAAGACTTCGTAATGAGATTAGTAAGCTGGAAGCCCAGTTAAAGAAGATGGACGTAAACAAATCACCCGCAGCCGCCAAGGCATTGGAAACTCAACTGGCATCTGCTCGCCAACAAATGATGGGGCTGGTGACCGAGGCGGCCAAAGCTGGTGCTGTAATGGAGAAAGACTTTAAGTCCAATATTTACAATGCCTCACAATCTGTAAATGATTTTACTCAAAAAATTATTGACCAGAAAAGAGTTGTCAAAGACGTAGAACATGATGTTAAGCGGTTGGGCAATGCTTATAAAACAGCTTTAAAAAGAAATCCGACGGGAGCTGCAGGCTTATTATCAGAATACCAATCTGCAAAGAAGACTCTCGATGAAGAAAAAGCTACTTTATTTGGTTTGACTCAACAGCAGGCAGAAGCCCGTCTTTCAGTAAAGAGACTGAAGGATGAATATGCAGCTTTTAAGGAAGAAGCCGGCGAAACGGTCGAAGCAAATGAAAAGATGTCCGTTTCCTTAACCAAAGTACTTGGTGTAATAGGTGGAGTAACTGCCTTGAAAAACTTTGCCACAGAACTTGTCAATGTACGAGGACAATTCCAGCAGCTTGAAATTGCTTTTTCAACCATGCTGAAAAGTAAGGAAAAAGCAGATAAACTGATGTCGGAACTGGTGGATATTGCCGCAAAGACGCCCTTTGACCTTCAAGGGGTGGCATCATCTGCCAAGCAAATGATTGCTTATGGCTCGTCAGCCGAGAATGTGGGTGATGAACTTGTCATGCTTGGTAATGTAGCCGCCGGTGTTGGCTCCCAGCTTAGTGAAATAGCCTATCTCTATGGCACATTAAGGACGCAAGGAAGGGCCTATGCTGTCGATATTCGTCAGTTTGCAGGACGTGGTATTCCCATCTACGAGGAACTGGCAAAAGTGCTTGGTGTGACAAAAGATGAAGTTTCCGGTTTAGTAAAGGAAGGCAAGGTAGGATTTAAAGAAGTAGAACAGGCCTTCAAAAATATGACTAGTGAATCAGGAATCTATTATAACCTGATGCAAGAACAGTCTAAGTCTCTTACAGGTCAGTTGAGTAACCTTGGAGATGCTTGGGATACAATGTTGAATGAGATTGGAAAAGATACTCAGGGAATTGCTTCTGCAGGTATTTCAGGATTGAAAGGTCTTATTGAGAACTATGAAACTGTTGGTAAGATTTTGATAGGACTGATTGCTACATACGGGACATATAAAACCGCTCTTATTGTAGTGCGAATAGCTCAGGATACATTAACGGCCAGAATGGAACTTGCAATACTGGTTACTAAAGCTCAAACGATAGCCCAAAAGGCTTTGAATACGGTTATGAAAGCTAACCCGTATGTACTGGTAGCTACGGTTCTTGCCGGGCTTGTTGCTACTATGTGGGCCTTTCATGACAGCACAACCGCATCGGAAAAGGCACAGCAAAAATTCAATGAAGAACAAAAGAATTTTGCGAATCAGGAAGAGGAACGCAAGAAAAAGATAGAAGAGCTGATACGCGTTATCCAAGATGAGACAGAAACAGAGTTTTCAAAGATAAAGGCCTATGAGGAACTGCAAAGGTATTCTCCTGCACTTTCTTCTGCTTATACCCGTGAACAACTGGCTGTACTCAATCTTGCAGAAGCAAATAAAGAACTGAATAAGGAACGAGACAAGAACAGTTATGAAAACATACTAAAGAATATACAACAATGGGAGGAGAAAATAAAATCATTAAATGCTTCTTTAAAAAATGCCGGGCAAGGTGCCCCATTAATTGCTTCACAAATAGAATCAGCAAAAGCAAATCTTAACAAGTGGGAATCAGCCCTGAGCGAATATAATCGACTGAAAAAGGAAACAGAGGAAAACTCGAAACCTGTAGAAGTCAAGCTAATGGAAGCAAGAAGTAATCGTGAGCAGATTATACGCGAATACAATATAGCAAGACAAATATTGCAGGAAGAGCAAGAAAAAATTAAGAATTTTCCTTTTGCAACAATTCCTATTGACGTTCAAATACGGTTCAATAATGCGCAAGCAGCGCTAAAAGGGATTGACGGCACCATATTTGGCCTGGAATCGCAAAGGGAAGCATCGGAAAAGTCGTATCAGCAAGCATATAAAGAAGCAAAAGCTGTTTACGAAGCAAAATTAAAGGCTGTAGAGGATGCTAAAAAAGGTACTGAGTCAGCCTATAAGAAAGCTGTAGAAGAGTTGGAAGCGGCAGAAAAATCATATAAATCGCTCGGTGGTATAACAGGAGACACTCTGGCCAAACAAGAGAATGATGCGAAGAAAGATGCCGAGCGACAAAAGAAAGAGCAGCAACAGGTTGCAGAAGAACTCCTTCAGCTTCGCAGAACCAATCAGCAGGAAGAAATCAACCTGATGGAAGAAGGTTCTGAAAAGAAACGTAGACAGATTGAACTGGATTACCAGAAAGAGATTGATGCTTACAACAAGGCTAAAGCCAAATATGGTGAGATTGATGAAGTGAAAGTGATGAAATCCAATGCAGAATCAAAGCGTAATAAGTCTTTCTATGAAGTAGATATTGAATCGCTTCAAGCTGAAAAGGATGCACTAAATTCCTATCTTCAGGAATATGGCACGTTCCAACAGCGTAAGTATGCCATTGCACAAGAATATGCCGACAAGATAGCCAAAGCCCAAACAAATGCCGAAAAGATAAGGTTAGGGAAAGAACGGGACAGCAAACTTTCCGGTATCGAATCAAATGCTTTAAAGGCAAATATAGATTGGGTAACAGTGTTTGGTGAGTTCGGAGGAATGTTCTCCAATATGATTAAACCTGCTCTTGAAGATGCCAGGAAATACATGCAGACCGATGAGTTCAAAAACTCAGACGCGTCAAGCCAGCAAGCCATTGTTGATGCGGTTAATCAAATGGAAAAATCTCTTGGAGGTGCAGGAGGGTTGGATTTCAAGAAACTTGGTGATAATGTACAAGCATATCAAAATTCAGTTGTAAGTCTTAATCTTGCTAAGGAGCAGGAAGCGGATGCATTGGAGCGTCTTGTCACAGCTCAGGAAGAATATGAGAATGCGTTGAAAAACGGTACTGAAGAGCAGAAAAATGCAGCAAAGGAAGCATTGGCAAATGCACAGAGCAATGCTGATTTGGCATCTGCAAATGTACAAATGCAGTCAGAAAATGTTGAAAAGGCACAGAAAGGAATGTCTGAAACAGCCACTGCATTAAAAGCCAATATGGATAACGTGGTACAGGGATTGCAACAGATAACTTCCGGAGGACTCACAAATATCTACAATGGACTGATTCAAGCAGGAAAAGGAGTTGGTGGGGCTGCTGGAAAACTTGCTGATTCGCTTGAAAGCGTTCCCGTTGTCGGATGGATTCTTTCTATAATTGACATATTCAAGGATGGGATAAGTATAGTAATTAGCGGACTCCTTGACTCCGTATTCAGTGCCGTGTCTGGAATCATTGAAGATGTGCTGTCCGGAGATTTGTTCGTATCTATAGGAGAATCCTTAATGAAAGGTATTGGAAGCATTTTTGACGCTATTTCTTTCGGTGGATTCAGTAAACTTACTTCTATTGGGAGCAATGCCAAGGAGGTGCAGGAGGCTATAGACCGACTGACAGACAGAAATGAAGCACTTCAGGGAAGTATTGACGCACTGAATGACACCATAAAAGCCGGAAGAGGTGCAATATCAGTCAATGCTGCAAGGAAAGCCGTGAAGTATCAAGATGAGCAAAACGCAAACTATCTGAAAATAGCACAGGAACAAGCCCGTTATTCAGGAAACCATCATAGCTGGAATTATTACTGGGGAGGATTCACACAAAGCCAAATAAATGATTTCAGCAATCAAATAGGAAGGAACTGGAATGGAAGTCTTTGGGATCTTTCTCCTGAAGAAATGAAACTCTTGAAGGGGAATGTAGATATGTGGACGCAGATACAGAATACCGGAAAGGGAGGATATGGAGGTAGGCTGACTGAAAAGCTGGATGATTACATTGAACAAGCCGGAAAAATAGAAGAACTGGAAACACAACTCAATGAATCACTTACTGGAATGACATTCGATTCGATGTATGACAGTTTCATTGACACGCTAATGGATATGGATGCTTCTGCCGAAGATTTTGCCGACAACATGTCCGAGTATTTCATGAGAGCCATGCTTTCAAACAAGATTGGAGAATTGTACTATGACAGATTGAATGAATGGTACGAAGATTTTGCCAAAAGAATGGAGGATGGAGCGCTTGATGATAATGAACTTGACTATTTACAAGGCAAATGGAATGGAATCGTAAGTGATGCTATTAAAGAACGCGATGATATTGCTTCCGCTGTAGGGTATGACAATAAAGAAACGCAAGAACAGCAGTCGGCCTCCAGCCGCGGATTCGGTACGGAAATGACGCACGAGGATGCCGGAGAACTGAGCGGACGATTCACTGCCGTGTATGAGTCCAATCTTAGGATAGAGACGGCAGAACAGCAGCAAACGGTAGCTATTACCGAACTGCGAGGTTCCATCGGCTCCCTGACATCACAAGTGACCGGTCTGTACAACATTGCCGACGAGACACGTACTATCCTGGCCAATTCCTATTTGGAGTTACAGCAAATCAGAGAGAACACAGGCGAAATTGTCAAACCTATCAAACAGATGCAGGCCGACATTTCCGAAGTGAAACGTAATACATCAAGATTATGACAGGAGATTTATTTATTAACAGGAAGGATGCCTGGAGCACATGGGGTGTCCGCATGGGCGACGGTTTTCTCGATGCTATCGACGGATTCAACCAGATGAAAGACTACATCGAAGATGAGAGCCGTCTGGAGCACGGGAAGCGAATAATAACCGACAATGCAAAAGTAGCATCGCGTGAAATCACTCTCCAGTTCACCATAGAAGGAGACTCAGAAGGTGACTATCGGACAAAGAAGAAAGCCTTTCAGTCAGAACTGGAGAAGGGAGCCGTAAACATCAAAATCCCCGCTCTTGGGAGCGAAGTCTTCAAGCTGGTTTACCTGGGTAAGAGCATTTCTTACGGGTTGAGTATTGACAGGTGTTTCGGTAAGGTTTCAAGTAAGTTTTGCGAACCGAATCCCATGGACAGAAGCGAATAACGAACATTTCCTTTATTGTTTCAAATGGAAGTCCGGATTTTTAGGGCTTCCATTTTCTATTTATGAACTTTGGGGATATGATTGAAATTAAGGACATATCCGGAAAGACAAGATTCTCCACCCCTATCAACAAAGGGGCGAAGGGAAAGTTTACACTGATGAAAGAGGACTACATCGTTCTCCCATTCTCCGTGCCTGAACCGATATATTTTAAACTTGGAGATTATGTAGACCTTTCTGGGGTTCTGGATGATTCACTGGGCGGCTTACTTTCAAAAGTATATGAGGTAACAGACCTGCAGAAACCTTCTTTCAATGCTTCTACTGGTGGATATGATTATGAGCTGAAACTGGATGCTTACTACTGGAAGTGGAAAAACAAAATTTTCAAATACACTCCTGAACATGCTGGATATGAAGCGTCATGGTCTCTTACCGCAGCCCTTGATGTACAGCTTGGTGTGTTCTTACGTAACCTGAAAGCTTTGGGATATACCTATAAGGGAAAAGAATTCGTATTTGAAATAGATTCAACAGTAGAGAATAAGGCAGTTGCAATGACGTATGACAATATGAACCTGCTGGATGCCTTATTCTCAATGGCGGGTGAGGATAAGTGGAACTGTGATTGCTGGATAACGGACAACGTAATTCATTTTGGGCGAAACGAATTCGGTGATGCCGTGAAAATCGAGTTAGGGGTTGAAGCGTCTGCCATGACTCGCAGTGAGAGCAAAGGCACTTATGCCACCCGCATTTATGCATTCGGATCTACAAGAAACATACCTGAGAACTACCGTTCCATTGAAGAGCAGACGGTAGTAAACGGAGTTGTGCAAAGACGACTTATGCTTCCCGCTGGTACGCCATACATAGATGTGTATCCTGACATGAGCCAGGAAGAAGCAATTGAAGACATCGTGGTATTTGACGAGGTATATCCCCGACTTGAAAGTACGATGTCAAGTGTATCTACGAGGACGGAAACCGTTACAAATGAAGACGGAGGTCAGGAAACCGTGACTTACTATCGCTATCGTGATACTGGCCTGAATTTCTCCAAGGACTACATACTTCCGGGACAAGAGCTGACAATTATCTTTCAGTCCGGCAAAATGAATGGATTGGAGTTCGGTGTTATTTTTGACCCGGACAACAACGGAAGCCAGCTTTGGGAAATTGTCCGCAGCGAAGACTACGGACGTCCATTGCCGGATGATACCATATATCCTGAAAATGATGACAAGTATATCCTTTCCGGTTTTGATCCAAAGTTTGTTTCTGTACAAATGATTCCGGACGCGGAGCAGGAACTGAAAGAGAAGGCACAGAAGATAGCAGACCAGCGAAAAAAGGACGATGGTACATACTACACTACCCTCCGGTCAGAATGGGTTAATGAAGACAAGCTGAAACGCTTTTCGAGTTCGGGCAAAAGATAAACCTGGTCAATAAAGCCTTTTTTGAGAATGGCCGTGAAAGCCGTGTTCTCGGATGGGAGTTTAACCTTGACATTCCATGGGATTCTCCGGTATATACTATTGGGGAAAGTATGCCCTACTCTCGCCTTAATGATGTGGAAGAGAAACTGGAGTCGATTACGTATAAAGGGCATACTTATGTTGGAGGCGGAGGAAGTAGCATATATGTGATTAAGACCAATGATTCTACTGCCCCATCGGACAGTAACGTATTTTCGGCAAAACGGTCACTTGCAACATTATTGAGAAAGGACAAGGAAGACCAGACAAACTATCTCATTAAGCTTCTTGGCGGTATCATATCTCCTTTCCTGGAATCAATTGACTTCGTGACCGGTATGATGGGTGCTGGTATGTCATTCTCTTCAGAAAAGGGCGGCGAGTCTGTCGGATGGATTGACAAACTGTACGTGCGCAAGAAAGCCATCTTCCAGTTACTTTCAATAATGGAGACCGAGCTGGCCGGAGCTTCCTTCATGTTCAACGCCAGCGGGGCCAGAGCAACGATTACTAAGGTCGAGTTTATAGAAAAAAAGGGAATTCGTTTCAAGGATGGTAAAGGAGTCAAGTTCTCAGACGGGAAAAGAGGGTACTCATCTCCTGGAACTTATGGTTCTGTTTATCGCTGTTACTTCCTTGCAGATGATGGTGAGAAAGCCATAGAAAATCGTTTTAAGCCAGGGAATTTAGTACGCTCACAGTCCTTTAATATTAAGGAAGGCGCGTATGACGGCGTATCCAATCACTATTGGTGGCGTCTGGTGGAAAATGTTGGTGATAACTGGATAGATGTATCCGTGAATCATTGTGACGAAGGAAGCGATATACCCAAAGTGGGTGACGTGATGGTACAACTTGGAGACATAGCCGACCCGGACTATCAGGCTGCAATCGTGTTGTCTGCATACGGAGACGGTGCGCCTTCTCTTACCTTCTATCAGGGGATAAGTTCTTACTCCCTCTCAGGGAAAGATATAGTTTCAATCGGATATGATCGTCTAACTAAAGAAGGATACTTTAATGTTTATGGAAAGACATATATCGGTAATAGGGACAAGACAAATTATATCAGACTTGCTTCTGGAGAAATAGAGGTACGTGCAGCAAGAATATTGTTGTCAAATGGTGAAAGCGTTGTAGATGTAGCAGAGAAAAATATCTCAATTAAACTTGGTGCTACGGGTATTGACATCGAAAAAAATGAGATTGTTATTTCTTCAGATAAGTTTAAAATTAAAAGTTCTGAAGGGAAAGGAATAGCCGTGTTTACGGTTAAAAATGGGAAACCACTTCTTCTTACAGAGTGCATAGATGTAAACTCGTTAAAAGTGAAACATCTGGATGGTGCAGACGGTACATTTTCGGGTGAACTGAAAGCCGCTAAAGGTACTTTTTCCGGAACAATATCTGCCGATGGTGCTAAGATTGGAGGTTTCACTATAGACAACGGTTCCTTGAATTGGAAGGGAAGGGATTTTTTCGGCAATGATAGCAGGAGTATACGGATTGGTGTTCCTACGGATGATAACAGTGGTATGATTGACATAAATTTCAATGGTGCGACTGACGGGAAATTTGGGGTTAAAGTAATTGGAAGCAATGACGGTGGAGCATGTATCTATGCTTCAAGGAACGGTACTAGCAAGCCACATAGTTCTAATACTTATGCCGGATATTTTGACGGAGGAGTACATGTAAACGGAAATCTTTATACCAATACGATATTGTCTAATGAGTTCGGTACCGGATGGTCATTGCAAGCCGATGGATCATATACATACAAAAAAGGAGTAACGAGAACAATATCATGGACTATACAGAATGGCTCGATACCTTCAAGATATAGCCTGGTTTTTGAAAATGGAATTTTAGTTGATTAATCATGAAAATAGATTTTAAGAAATTTAAGAAGTACACGAAGATAGATAAATCCGATTTCGTGGAGATTGATGTCAGAGAAATGTTTGCAGATAACATTTACAATGTGACAGGAGTTGGTATTGCTGATTTAAAATTAGCAGAAAAAATTTTTTCCAGCGATGACGATACCGAATTTTCAGATGATGAAGTTAGCAGGGTAAGACATCATGCAGCGTCGCTTCTTCCATGGTTTCTTGCTGGGCTTGATGATGCAATGAGATAATTATAATATACAATGTTGGTAATATCATTAATAACTATAAATTAAAAACAATTATGGCAGCAGAAGAAGATTTTGTATTAAGCTTTACAGGTGAAGAAACTGACAATCTATTGAAACATACAGAAAGTATGAAGAATCAGACAACGGAAGAAGATGGTGAAACGGTACAGGTGTACGATACAAACGGCGTTCCGCATAAAGTGTCGAAAACGGAACTGCTGAAGAAGTCTACACTGGCTCTCCCTGCTTTGGAAGACATATCCAGTTTTGTCGCTATTAACGCAGCCGGAAATGCCGTCGGAGTAATGACAAAAGAGCAGGTTGCGTCAGTTCTGGCGGGACTGATGGGAGTTGGGTTTCTCGAAAAAGGTAATTATCACGATATTAATGAAGTGGGCACATATACGACTTATTCTAATACGCCACAAGCTGGCCCATTTTTCTCGATTCAATGTGGCGATTCATGCATTCAGGAGTCAATGTCCTATGGTGGCTATTCTTTAATGGTTAGATCTTACAATCATGTTGACGGGAAGTGGAATGAATGGAAGAGCATTGCCATATAACGCATGTTATACTACGGCTATTTAATACCATACAGTTACAAAAATATATGCAGGATTTGTACCTTCTCCAGCTTTTATGCGAAAATAGCTATCTGTATTTTCTTGATCTATCTGACTCAGACAGCTTTTCATTTTAAATTTGTTTCCATGATGTCCAACTATTATAATGCATTCTTATATATGCTAATCCATTATCTCCACCTGCACATAATTGCATACGAATCCATCCGTCACAAGAAAATGCCACTAATATGCCATAATTCACAGGCATATTGTCCTGTTGTGAGTCAAATTTATATACTCCGTTATTTACGTTATTGGCATCACCTTCCAAATTTAATCCAATGGCACTCAGGAAACCTGATTTTGACATTAATCCATCATTTTTTAAAGTAGCCGTTCCAATAAGTTCCGCCAGGACTTATGGGTATGAATGAAAACAACTGAAATAAAGAAAGCTGTATTGAAAATTATTTGAGTGGTAGAAATTGGGTAGAAAATAGTAACTAGCTTGCTTATTCTACCCGGCTTCTACCAACTTACTGACAAGGCGTGTCAGTCGATTTGAAACCTTTTATTCTTTGTTCGTTTTTATATCATTTACCTTCGCTGAAAAAGGATGGTAAATGAGTAGTTTTGTGTGTGAAATAGTAGTTACGCCCATGAGCGTGTTCCATTAAGTTGGGATGCGCTTGTGGGCATTTTTTGTTTAATCTAAAACCTTAGTAAGATGAAAAGATTCGTTTTCATGATGGTCGCACTGCTGATGTGCGTAGTGAGTGTTTTCGCGGAGACTTCCGTTAGTGTAGAACCTTCCGTTCCGGAGTTCCTGACCGGATTTGCCAGCTTCACCGGGCTTGTTACGGTCGTGGTTCCTGCTGTAGTAGGATTTATCGCTTCGAAGCTATCCAATCCTATGAATAAGTGGGTGACTATGTGGGTAACTGCTGTAGTTGGTGTAATCGTTACCTTCTTCAGTTGGTGGATGAATCTCGGTTTCCCTCCGGCAGATGCAAGCGTCTGGGTTGTGGTGATTGATGCGTTATTTGTCGCCCTGGCATCTACTGGTATCGTGTCGGTTGTAACAAGTGAATGGCTGTCCAGGTTGTTCGGTGGTAAGGTAAATAAGGAGTGATGCAGAACCTTATAACCGTCATAGCCCCGCAGATTCTTGTTGCCGGGGCTTACTCCTTTGTAGGAGAGATAAGAAGCGTTGTCTTTGAGCTTCGCTGGATGCTGGTCTTCATTGTAGCCATGATTATAGCGGATTTTGTCCTTGGTATCATTGACAGCGTGGTCAAGCGAGGAGAGGATTTCCGCTTTTCCAGAGCAGGCCGCCGAACGATGTGCAAGTTCATCGAATATAATTCGTATTTAGTGTTGGGATTCGGTTTTGGTGTTGCTATTCTCCAGCCTGTAGGTATTTGTTCCTATACGACATCGTCAATGTGCGGACTGGGGATAGCTATTGTATTTGAATTTGACTCAATCATGGAACATGTATGTGAAATTCACGGAATCAAGAACAAGGTTTCCATTAAGCGCCTGCTGGTGGGCTACATTAAAAAGAAGTACACAACGGCTGGCGAAATTATCGAAAAAGTTACAAAGGATGAAGAAGACAGATAGACGCCTGATAGCGGAAATCATCTACTCCGTAATCATAATATTACTTATGACAATAAGTTTCATGACCTAGTTGATATGAGAAAGATAAGGATAGGGAAAGATATATACTTCACCTGGCAGATACTCACGAACAAGGAGCCTGTTCCACTGGAAGGAAGGGACTTGAAACTCATGCTGAAGAATCCTCTAGGCAGATTTCTCGATTTCCATTTTGAGATATACCAGGGAAACAAGCTGAAATTTACTTTTCATGGAACGGACCACAAACACCTTGGTACGTATTCGCTGACTTTGTGGGAGAACTATGGTAAGGAAGGACAGACTGCCGTTGACATGTGTGAGGCTTTCAGGCTTGTTGCAACAACTTGTGAAGAGGACAGCATAAGTGTCCCTAACCTTGAAATGGCCACCGTCAACCTTGGTGCTTCTTCCATTGACATATCAACCGGTGGAAGCATTCCCATTCCCGATGCGCCAAAAGACGGGAAGATATACGGCCGGAAGGATGGAGAATGGGAGGAGATAACAGAAGCAGTATGGAATGAAGAAACAAACAGTTAAAATCAGACTTTTATGGCAACAACAAAATTAAAATTCTACAGGGGCTTAAAGGCCCGTTATGATGCAGCGTCAAAACATCTGGATGCTATCTATTTTGCAACCGACACCAAAGAACTGTTGATGAACGGTGTGAATTATGGAGGAAGCGGTGTCACAGATGTCAGTTTTGACAAAGGCAGCAATAAACTTATCGTTACCAAATCATCAGGCAAGACCGAATATGATCTGACGGAACTCATCAGGTTCAAGACATCATTGCCAGACAGCCTTGCCACTCCTTCGAAACTGGGAGGTCTTCCGGCTGGGACAAAGGTCGAGACCTTGAAGACAAAGACGCTGAGCCAGATTTTCGAGGATATTCTCTTTGAGGAAATCCAGCCGACGGTACAGGCACCAAGTGCAACAATATCATTCAAGTCTCCTTTTACCGCCAACAAGATTCTGGAGGTTGGTGAAAGCGCACCTACCGCAGAACAGATTCAGACAGGATTTAACCGTGGTAATTGTACGGTTGTTGGCCAGGCAAACAAGAACCGCGCAGGAGAACTTATCTCCGATGACCAGTCTTTCATCTATGTAGGAAACAGTACAAGCAACAAGACATTGCCGACGAAAGTTACACTCGGTACGATGCAGTACAATTACCAGGCTCATCATGGCGCAGGTGACACCTTGCTCACTTCAAAAGGAAACAAGGCGACCGTGTCCCCTAATCCGCTTCCTGAAGGTACTGTGAAATCAGGTGCTGTCTACCTTTATGGTACCTATCCGTTTTACTGTAATGGTTCTTCAGCTTCTACCTCTGCCGGAGATACCAATTTCCCGTCTGCCGCAGCTCCTGATACAAAGCTTCCGCTGCAGAAATGGACTGATACATTAATTGGAGCGAAATTTGCTTCTGAAGCAGCAACCGGAACCCGCCTTGAATTCTACTTCCCTTCAGAAAAGAATGTGTCAAAAGTCGAGTTCTATAATACGGTGTCCGGAAAGTGGGAAGTCTTCGGAACGGACAAGTACACCGTATCTGATGCAGGAAACAAGACCGTACAAAGTGTTCAGATTGCATACAAGAAGCTGACAACGACAGGTGCCATGTCCGGTGCATTACAACTTCGCTTCACAGTTTCCGATGCCGGAAAAAAACTTGTAGACGAGCCGGACACATATAATGGCGAGGAAATTACGGATGAAGTGATAGCCATGCTTGCACGAAACAGCCGTGAAGTTCCCTTTGCCATGCCGATGAACAATGTCATGCCGATGGCTTCGACAACAGGAAACCGTCCTGCGGGTGTAGCCGCTTTTGCCGTAAACTTCGAGCCGGGAGGTCAGGCTCCGCTGGATGCCCGCCAGCTCGTGCCGAACAAGACAGACCTTATTGCGGCCGCTACCTATTCGGGAAAGAATACCTATAACGGTATGCTTGTGGTTGTCGGTAACAACGGGGACGGTAAACCCGCATTGTATGTATTGAAGGACATGACCAGGATAACCTCTGCCGACTATAGCGGATGGCTCCGTCTTGATGTGGGCGCACAGACACTCATCCAGATTATCAATGACCTCACGACTGGAGGAACGAACAAGGCCTTGTCCGCCGAGCAGGGTAAAGTCCTGAAAGGTCTGGTCGATACGCTTACGAACAAGGTCAACGCGCTTGGTGCCGTATATGTGCCAAAGGGTACTCTGGCAGACCTTAGTGCCCTGAAAGGGGTGTCTTCTGTATCGAAAGGCCACGTATATAACGTTACGGCAGAAGTTACCCTGAACGGCAAGAAATATCCGGCTGAAACGAACTTCGTCTACATCGGAGAAACGGCCAATCAGGCAAGTGTGGAAACCAACTGGGATTCCTTGGGTGGTACGGTCGATTTGACAGCGTATGCAAAGAAAGCTGACCTCGAAGGATTTCTTACCGAAGAGGATTTGGCCGGATATGCCAAGGCTGTAGATGTGGCGAACACCTATGCCACAAAAGCTGCACTGAGTGAGGCTATCGAAGGGCTTTCCTCCACTTATGCGACCAAGGCTGAACTGACCAGCTATGCAACGAACGAGACTCTGAAGCAGTATGCCACTAAACAGGATCTTGATGATGCATTTGCATGGAATGAGGAAACCGAGTAATAATATGTGGGGGCTTTGTATCAGAGCCCCCCATAAATCCCAATGACATGGCGAAAAAGAGATTCAACAATTATTTGAAATATGCCACCTTCAAGAAAGAACTGGAAGCCGGTAACATATTGCCTGATTCCGTTTCCTACATCAAGGAGATACGGGCTATCTATACCCATGGGGAATATTATGGCAATGGCTGCATATCCAGCGTGAATGCTGGTACGGGTGAGGTCAGTGCCGAGCTTCTTCCGAACATGTTCCATGTGTTCGGAGAAGTATCCGTACTTAACGTCACATTTGGAAAAGGCTTTCCAGGCATTGCCAATGAGTACATGTTCCAGTTTTCAAGTGGTGTTACGCCTACCGTCCTGAATCTTCCTGAAGGTGTGAAATGGATAGGAAGCAGTGTTGTCAGGGCCAACAGGACGTATCAGGTAAGTATTCTTAATAATATAGCTGTGATGGGAGGTGCTTGATGAGCTTGTTCAGACGCAGATTGCTTATACTGGCGGCCATGAATAATGGACTGCCTAATATGCCGGTTCGCTTTAAGACCGGCGAAAGGGCTGTATTCAGTGACGGGAAGCATGGATATTTTTCGATGGACAGAAGATTTGTTCGTGATAAGAACATGTCACGAATGTATTCCAAAGACGGGAAACGGATTAGCGTGCTGAAGAAAAGAAACTGAACTAAAATAAAATAGGAGTGCCACTGCACTCCTTGTAATAAATTTTTTATTAACCATCCTACCATTGGCAGAACTCCACAAATATAGATGTAATTTTATTATGAACAAAATAGATTCAATAATAATTCACTGCTCAGCCACACGTGCTGGGCTGGACATAGGTAAAAAGGAGATTAATCAGATGCACGTATCCCGTGGCTTTCAGTGTATTGGGTACAACTACGTTATCCGGCTGGATGGTACGGTAGAAGTTGGTCGTTCGCTCACTATTGACGGGGCACACTGTAATAGCAAGGGATTCTCAGGTGTGTCGTACAACAAACATTCAATCGGTATCTGCTATGTGGGTGGACTGGATGCAAACGGAAAGGCAGCCGATACCAGAACGCCGGAACAGAAGAAAGCGCTGGCCAAGTTGATTAAGGAACTTTGCGGAAAGTACCAGATTGTGGAAGTGTTGGGCCATCGTGACACATCGCCTGACCTGGACGGTGATGGTATCGTGGAACCGAATGAGTGGACAAAGATGTGTCCTTGCTTCGATGTAAGGTCTGAGTCTCCTTTTATTCCTGAAATCGTTGTGAAGCCATGAAATTATACGACTACATAATGGGTAAAGTGTTCCGGTGCATTACGCTGGCTCCTTTCATGTGCTTGTTTTTTGTTTGTTCCTGCCGGACGATAAAATATGTTCCGGTAGAAAGTTATGCTGATAGCGTCGTAGTGGAGAAGCTGGTGGAAGTTCAGTTACCGCCAGACAGCGTCACCATCCGAGCGTTATTGGAATGTGATGAAAATGGGAAGGTTGTACTAAATTGGTTGGATATAGCTAACAGTAAGAACGCAGAAGCACAGCTAACCATTGACAGTCTAGGCAACCTACTGGCAAAGATGAAAACACAGAAAGATACGGTCTACCTGCCGTCTAAGGAAGTCACCGTCACCAAGGAAGTGAAAGTACCATACCCGGTAGAAAAAGAGCTGACCAGATGGCAGCAGTTTCGGATGGATTTCGGAGGATGGGCTATGTGTATTGTGGTAATATCAATACTAATACTGATTGTATATAAAATAAAGAAATAACATAAAACAGGAAGGAGGTAGATTTGAAATGATTCCGGAGTCGTTGATAGATGGGCGCCCTATAAATATCGCTTATTAAACATACAATCCCCAGATGGCAAGTCTGGGATTGTATGTTTAATATAGGTTTAGTTATATATAAATGTTAAATTTTAGTGTAATTTGTCCTCCTTTTTGTCCTTCAGACTTATTAATAGTTTAGAAACATATAGTCAATAAAATGATAATCACAGCTATATATTATGTAATTCTGTTAATACAAATTACGAACTAAATCAAATTATTGAATTTATATACGGTTTTCATGTGTATTTATGAGCATTTTTTGTCCTTCATATTTTATATACCCTTTTCTACTTTTGAGCCGTTATTCTGATAGGCAGAATATCCAATACCGATAGTTATTCGGAAGAAAGGAGGGAAACATGAAACGAATAATGGCGTTAATTATTTTATTGGCTATATTATTGACTGTAAAATCTATCGTAAAAAGTATTGAATAATTAATATGCCCCGACCGGATTATTCCGGAAGGGGCTTTTCCATTATCCTCTCATCATCATAATATCAGACCTCAGTTCGATATATTCTTTGTACTTTTCCGGGTTGTTCACGTAATCAATCACACGAGATATGGCCATATCCGCCTGTTTCTGTCGGACTTTGGTGTAGTATCGGATAACTCCCTTTGATTTGTCCGAATGGCCTAAGCAGTAGTCTATTATTCCGTCAGGAATGCCTATTTCAGAGGCGTACTGTGCGAAAGACTTGCGGGCCGAATAAAATGTAACACGTTCATCAATATTTAACTCTTCAGCCAAATCTCCAAGAGAATACGTAACATACTGAGAAAAGTTGTGATATGTGAATTTATACCCAAAGTCGAGCTTTCCCGTCCGTTTATCCATCCATCTGCATATTATCTCTCTTGCTTGAGACGGTATTGTAAATGTGATTACATTATCCGACTGCATTCGTCCTTTAGTCTTTGAGCGTGAATATTCCAATACGTCTTTTCTAAAGTCAGTTTGCATAATGTCTATAAGATTCATCCCTCCCAAGTAAAAGGAAAGGCAAAAAAGGTCACGTGCCATAATCAGCTTTCTCTTTTCTGGTGAAGATTCACGAATCTTGTTAAAATTCTGTACTGTCAGATCAAGCTTCCTGATAGGGGCTGCAGATATTCTAGTCGTTACAAAAGGATGTATATCGTAAGATATATTCCACTCTCTTATCGCTCTATTGACGACAGATTTCATTTGGGCAAGCATTGTGTTTACTGTAGTTTCAGTCACTTTCCGTTTCCGTATGAATGCGGCAAAATTCTGAACTAATGACGGGGTTAAATCAGAGAGAAGTATGTCCCCTCTTGCAAAGTCACGAAAATACCTCCCCACCCTTTCAATAGATAATGCGTATGAATCTCTTCCCTCAGACTTGAGATAGTCTACAAAATTGCTACACGCTGATGAAAAGGTTTGCTCATCGGAAAGATTATCTGTAGAAATGATTTCTTTAATTTGCCGGCAGGAATAAAGTTCAAGATGTTTTATTGAGTCCAGTTTCTCTTGAAGGTCATCAAGGATGTTCCTAAGTTTCCGGTTTATCGCAGATGCCTCTGGATGCTTCACGACCTGACCATTCTTAAACTGGTTCTCTGAAATAATGAATCGTGTGACGATATATGTTGTTTCATGCTTGTGACGGAGTGCAATTCTTATCTTATGTCTTCCGTCTTTTAATGCTTTTGCCTTGAAAATGGTAAGTGATAGAGTTGCCATAATGATTAAAAAATTTAAGGATACTCCAGGGATACTCAC